TTGTTAGTTACAGTCCTAGCTGCACCATCCTTGTCAAACACACGGATAGTTCCTGCTGTATCAACTACCATAGAGTACAGTTCGTTCTCATCTCTACGAATAGTATGAATAAAAGCTTTATCTAGGTTACTAATAACACCTAAGTCTGCTACATGCTGTGTTGGTGGACGTTTAGATAGTCCAGAAACAACACTAGACAATCCGTTTTCCTGTACCTCTGCTTGAGTAGACAAGCGTAGGGAAGGCGGCTGCTGTGATACTCCGTTAATTAGGTTAGGAATGGATTGACTAATTAGTGCCATTACATTGTTCTCCGTCCCTGCCTGTCAATGATGCTAAATGTATCATAGTTATCAAAGATGTTATCATCGTCAGCAGCTTTGTCAAATTCTCTTAGTTCCATCAAAGCACGATTTTCGTCCTTCTCATGGAAACCATGTAAGGTAGCTGAACCTACTACTCTATCTTGGAAGATACGTGTAGCACGTAATACTGTGTACCTCTTTGCTACCTCAGGTACATCAGCAAATTCAAGTTGAACCACTACATCCAGTCCAACATTTTTACCAATGTTAAACGTGTGGTTCTTTCTGTCATACATTTTTAAGCCACGTTGTACTAGGTCAGGGCCGTTAGCCACTAGGGTGGCATCTGCTTTAAGAATATCAGCAGGTAGTATTACCTGACCGCTAGTATCTTGTGCAAAACTTTTGTTTAATTCTGTGTTAAAGTGCCAGCCCATAGACTGTACTTCTCTGTCAACTGTGTTAAGTATAGTCTCTGCAATCTCTGCTTCAATCAAGCCAGAGGAGAGACTACTAACTGGTGCTTCGCCAATGGCAGAAAGCATTGTGTTGACTGCATCTAGTTTAGTTGTTCCTGCCATGTCGTTTACCTTATGATACTTGTGGACAGTTCCATCGTTTCATTGATGCTATAGCCCTGTCATTATTTTTAGCTCTTTTTCTCACGCCATCCATACGCTTACAGAAAGAATTTTTACGCCCTTGTTCTTTCTCTGACTTTGGATTAGGTGCAGGGGCTTTTAGATTAGAACCTGTTGCCTTGTTGTACTTAGCTCTACCTTTTGCAGTGAGTCCTGCGCCTTGTTTGGTAGAAAGTTTTTCACCCTTTTTTATTGATAAAGCTACACCTGTACTCATGGCTTTTTCTTCTTATACTTCATGGTAGCACCAGTCTTCTTAGCCGCAGCCTTAGCCTGTGCCATACCCTTTTTAGTATACTTGTATTCTTTACCTGCTACATTTGGCATACTATTCTCCAAACAAAAAAGGGAGTAGCCGTTAAGCTACCCCCAAGTTATTTAAGCGTTTGCGTCAAGCAATGCGATACATGATGCAGGACGTAGGACGTTATGCCCCATTGCGTACTTAGCAACCATGAGTGTACCCTGACGGTTAATCTGATACTCAGACTCCATACCAAGGTCAAGCAACTTAACAGTAGCCACAGCTTCTGGTGTAAAGACAAAGCCTTTAATCAGAGAAGCTTCTGCAACCATGTCGCGTCCATCTACAGCAGCAGTTGGAAGGTCATAGTGTGTTGTGCGGCCTGAACCAGCAGTGTTTGCCAGTGGTGCGTTGTCTGCTGTCTTACCTTCATCAGCATTACCTGTTGTAAAGTTCTTGTACAAAGCAGATACGTCAGCATGGTTAGACATGATTACAGGAATACCTGCAATAGCTGGAACCATACCTGAAGCAACAGAGCCGTTACCACCAAAGTCTTTGTTCATGTAGGTCAGCTTAGAACCATCAGTTACATCCATCAGTGCATAGTACTGTGCTGGTGGAAGAACAACAACTGCGTTCTCTGAAGGAACATTAGCAATGTCCATAGTCTTCTTGGCATCAAAGATAGCCTTAGCAATCTTAGCAGGGTCAAGTAGGTCAGCAGTAGCTGCACCAACAGTGACGTTACCAGTAAAGTCTTCTTCAGTGAAAGCCTTGTAGTCTTGGATAAGACCAGCAGCGGCTGTCGCATTAGTTGACAGTGCAGCCTTAACAAGCATACGTGCTACGTTCCGATCTGCTTCGTTAGCTAGTGCAATACCAGCTTCCTTTGAGTAGATTGAACGTACATCGTAGTGGTTGATAGCTTCGTCAATGTTAGCAATGAACTGGCTTGAGATAAGCAAGTCGTCAATTGTGACGATACGCTCACCTGCGCGAATAGCCCCACCTGTGATTTCGTTTCCGGGGGTCAGGTATTCAGCAGTTGCACGGCCTGTCATTGGGAATGAAGCAGACTTACCTTTAGAGATTGTGCGAGTACGTACTTTGTCCATAAGGACTTTCTTTTCCTCATAGGCTGTCAGGACTTCTCCTGCATACAGCTTGAGAAACAGGTCACGTACATCACCTGTATTATTATTCTGGCCTTGGAAGCTTACGCTATAGGCCGGATTTGAAGCAGCTTGTGCCATTTGAATTACTCCTTAGTGAGTATAATGTTGAGTTGAAATACACTCTGCATTACACTACATCCTTTCTCCAAGATTGTCCCTCGCAAGGGGTCAGGGGTAATCGTTTGTTATGTTTAGCTTCGTGTTAGGGATGTGATCCCTTCTAGGCACACCGTAATGTAACTAGAAGGAAGGGGGATTACTCCCCCAACCCCATGCAACAATGTTAGAACAGGCTAGAACGAGCCAACTTATCAGCGACTGCTTGCCTGTAGGCAGGGTCTTGCGCGTACTTGGGGTCACGCATAGCAGCAGTTAATTCTGCATTGCTATTGAACTTCCCACCTGACACTTCACCTGTCCCACCTTGTAGTAGGGAAGGTTCAGCATTAGTTCGATACCTTGCGCTTAGACCTTGGATGGCAAACTGAATTAGGTTTGCATCTTGCGTTTCCATTGTAGCATTAAAAGCATCAATCTCAGCCTCAGGAAGATTGTCTGATGCCCACTGTACCATAGCAGAGTACTCATTAGCACCCCCAACTAGGGACTGCATAGATGAGGTTATCTGAGCCGCAACAGCGTTCTGACCTTCGATCCATGAATCAACCATGGATTCTGAAAAGCCAGCTTCCTCTAGGGCTTCATATGCTTCTTGTGATAGAGTACCGTTCTCTGCATATTCCTGTTGGAATACGTCAAAGTCTAGTCCTCTTTCATCAAGTAATTCAGAAACTTCGTTTGCTGTCTGACTAACATCTTCTGTCTGACTGTCTGCTTCTTGTTGAGCCTCAGCTTCTGAATTACTACCTAGTTTACCTTCTAGCGCAGAGTAGGCTTTAGCCATATCCTCTGCTGATTTAAACTTCTCAGGCAACCATTCAGGACGTTCAGGGTCTACTTTAGTACCCTCAACCTTAGCCAGCATAGCGTCAACATGTTCTTGTGACTCTGCTGGTTCTTCTTGATAAGTGTTTACGGCATCTGCCATGTGTTACTCCGTTTCTACTGCGCCTTTAGCTAGCTGTGGTGCTGCGCCTTGCGCCATACCTGCTGCTGTTTGTTCTAACATTTGTTGTTGCATCATTTGCTGTTGCATCATTTGTTCTTGTTGCTTCTGTTCGTCTGACTTAATAAGTCCTGACGTATCAATGCCAAGAGATGCTGCAAGTCTGTCTATGTAATCACCAAGGTTCATCTCACTTTGGATAACTTCAGGACCAAGTGGCTGAAGATACTGTAAGAAAGCAGCAAGTTTGTTAAGGTCTTGCCCACGGCCTAGTGCCTCAATACCAGTTACGACAGTAGGTTTAACACTATCCCTTGGCATCTTAGGCATCTTGCCCTGTGTCTCCAATGAGGTCAACAGCAAGTTAATCATAGGCAACTGGAACTCTTGTGATAGAACTGAGTACACGCCCCCAAGCGCAGTCTCTAGTTCTTGTGCCATAAAACGTACTTCTTCGGCTGTGACACGTTCAGCATTACGCTGTACAGCACTGTTCAACAGGAAGGCCGCAGCCAATCTGTCGTTAATCATACGCATAGTTTCTAGTGCAACACGGAAATCACCTGACTTCTGTACTTGCATAGCTGAGACATCGTTAGCATCACCAGTAACAAACGCACCATTAGGTGCTTTGGATAGCTGACTAGTCTTGGTTGTACCATTAGGACGTACCAAGAATAGTAGCTTTGCTGATGCAGCACTACCTTCAACAATAGCCTTAGTTAGTGCTTCAAGGCTACGTAAGTCTCCTAAATATTCTTCAATGAAGCCACGCCCATAGTCCTCACCATCAATACGGATGAACCGTAGTGGGATGAAGGGATTGCGGTCTACTTTATAAGTACCCTTGGACTCCTCAATAGATATACCTGCTACTTCTTGTTCAGTTTCCCATCCTTTTTTAGTACGGCAAACCTTAGTATACAAGTGGTGGTTCTTCATTGGGGTATCACCTGCTGTAATGACAGCTTGTGCTGCCTCTGGCAACATAATACCCGCTACTGATTCTTTTGTAATAATTTCTAGCACGTTCCCCATCATGTCACGTTTAATAACGAAACGATCAGGACGATATACACGCATTTGTCCCTTAGGGTCTTTAAATAAAAGCGCATTACCTGATACAATAAGAAGCTTTAGTGCTTCAAATACAGGAACACGAACTGCTTTGCCCTCAATCTCTGCCAAGGCTGCACGTTCAATACGTGCTAAACCTTCTTCTACCTGTCCACGATTATCACCTGCAAGTTCTTGCAAGTCAAAGTCATCAATGGTCAGACGAAAGAAGGGTGTATTAGGTGGCAGGAGAGCCATCAATAATTTAGAGGCTAGATTGTTTACACCTCTAGCACCGATACCTTGGTATGGTGTAGCGTATGTTGAGGACGAACTGTGTCCTTCCTCTGGTAACAGAGTAGGGATAGTTAGTCTAGCTGCTTCTCGCCCTCGTTCAAGAAAGGTATCACGTTCACTTTCCAGTTGGCTGTAGCGTTTAGCTACTGTACCTAGTTCCATTTCCATAGTCTAATCCTTACTTCGGTATATTCAAGCCAGAACCACCACTACCACCTACATCAATAGAAGCTGCTGGTTTTGCTACAAGTTGCTTCTTGCCCTTCTTTCTACGCCTACGCTGCAAACCTTCTGTTTCTACAGTGGCTTGTACTTCTTCATCTTGTTGTCTAGCTGCGCCTGTCGATGCGGCTGTGGCGGCAGCTTCTTGTGCAGCACCTCTAGGCCCACCACGGGCTTTTGCTTTACCACCTTGAACCGCATAGCTTGCTTTTTTAACTTGCTTTTTAGTAGCACGTGCAACTTTCTTAACAGCTTTTTTAACTTGTCTTACTGGCGCACCCATATTATTGCCCCCCTGTAGGAATTTGTAGACCAGAACCAGCACTAGCTGTCTGTGTTCCCATGTCTGAGATTATATCAGCACGTAGGGCTTTCTTACCCTTCTTTTTCTTTTGTCCTGCAATCTCTACATCATCGTCATCTAGTTCTATGTCAGGAGTTTTAGCTACTGCTGTAACTGGCCTAGCTGGTGCTGGTAATGGCTTAGGCATCTTTGGAGAAAACAATCCACCCATATCTTAATCCTCATATTCTTCGTTGTATAATTCGTTTAACTTATTTACTACTGACTGTTGGCCTCTGAGAAACGCTAATTCCTCAGAGGTTACTTGTGTAAGTGGAAGCCTATTAGGATAAAGTTCCTGAAGTTGGTTTAGTAGAGCCGTAGTAATACCTAGTGTGTATCCAAGTACTTTCATTTTCTTTAACTTTCGCTAATAGGTACAGTTTAGACTATATGTCAACAAGTTCACATGCACCAGCAGTACACGCTAACGTCTGACTACCTGATGTAGTGTCTTCTTTTTCATATAAAGACAAGGCTGACCAGTCAATAGACTCAGGCATTTGTTCCTTAAGACTATTGTATGTTTCCTCATCAATCTCTTGATATGGTGCTTGTGCGTATGTGTGGTCACTGTGAGGTAGGAA